CTACCGATCGTCTGGCCAGCCGTGAGGCTCATGCCCCCAATCGTCAGTGGCCAGCTCCCGCACCTTCTCCAGCCCCTCTTCCAACGATGACGCCAGTCCACTTCGAGCCGGCATAGTGATCACCGACCACTCCCACATTTCGATGCCGGGCGCGTTCAGCTGCAGATCATCGAGGTAAACGCGGCCGACCATCAGGCCATCCCGAAGGACTACCCAATCCTCGAGATCAGGATCAAAGGTGCGCTTGCGGGTCCACGTCGCCATACCCTGATCTGAGGGCTTGGCCGGCCGAAGTCCAGCCTTAGACCCCGCGCGATGGCGCCTCACAAAATCCCGCGAACATGTCCAGCCTGGCGCGAGCTGCTCTACCCAAATCGCCCGGCATCATCGCGATCGCGGTCGCCTCCGCCCGAAGACTTCGAGCCAGCGTCGCAAATGCGTCCTCGCCTTGCTTCCCCTCGGCGATGATACGGATCATCTGCATCATGATCACCTCTAGCGCCTGTATCTGCCCATTCAGGGCTTCGATCGAGTTGAGGCTGACGCCTTCACCTTCGCTGCGCATAGTGCATCTCCACGCTTGTCTGTGAGCTGGGAAGATATGCAGCTTTGTGCCGGGATGAACAGCCCTCCAGGCTGCGGAATGAAGCAGCGCCGCCACGCCGGCAGCCCCGCCCGTAGCGGCGCCGTCGTCAGCTCCCGATCACCCGGTTCAGCTCGCGAGCCAGCTTGTCACCGGCTTCCTGCAGTTTCGCTTCCGCCAAGCGCCCGAGAATGTTCTCGCTCGGCTTCAGCTTGCCTAGCGCGTCCGGCACCGACTGGCGCACATGGGTGACGATGAGGTCGATCGCGGCCGGCCCATTCAGCTGCCGGTTCAAGGCAAGATGGGCGCCGGTCATCAGCGCCGAGTGCATTGCCTCACGGTACCGCACTTCGATCTCAATGCCAGTGCGCCTCGTGAACCGAGCGCTGGCCCATGTCAGGAAGAACATAAGGACAATGCCCAAGAGCTCGAGGAGCTGAGGCAGGATCGCTTCGATGAAGCCTGGAGCGCCCGCTTCCTGCGCGACTGCCGGAAGCGCAAGCAGGATCATAAGCGGGGCGATGAACACCGCGCGGAACACGCTGGAAAGCGAGACCGGCCGTACGAACATGCGCACAAGGAAGATAGTGAGTGCGGCAATGGCCGCCAGAAGGAGGAGGGAGAACATGGTCTATCCTTTCAGCCAGAGGGGAACGTTGAAGCCCGGACAGGCCTTCGCGGCGTACTCGTTGTGGCCGCTCACGCGCTGGATGCTCGTCCGCAACGAGATCGCGGCGATCATCTGGCGCAGGGTGATGTCCTGCTGCGGGGTGTAGTGCTGGTGGAAGCGATCGGTCTCGGCCGAGCCATGGCCGCCGAGGAGGCAGGTCCCTATCGTTCCGCTGTTCTTGCCGACGGTATGGGCTCCGACGACCGTCTCGGCTCTCCCCGGCAGCACCTTCCCATCACGGTCGATGATCCAGTGATAGCCGGTGTCGCTCCAGCCGTTCGCACGGTGCCAGCGCCGGATCTCCGCGACCTTCTCCGAGAGCGGGCGCCCCGCCATCCAGTCCGGCCGCGTCGCAGCGCAGTGGACGATGATCTCGCGCACGGGGTGCCGCTTGGCACCTTGGTAGATCATGGCCGAGGTCAAGGGCTTGGGAGCCGCGGCGACAGGCTCAGGGGCAGCCGCCGCCGCGGCCTTCCCACCGGCTGCGAGCCAGCGCTCGGCAGCGCCGCGGGTGCTGTTACCAAACAGCCCATCGATCGGGCCCGGCTCGTGGCCAAGCGTGTTCAGCCCGGTCTGGATCGACCGGATGGCTTCGCGTGTCATACCATTCTCCATGAAAAAGCCCCGCGCGAGGGCGGGGCGAAGCGGGCGGTGTGAGGGCTTGCGTAGTTCACGCTCAGGGTGGAATTTACGGTTCGCCAGAGGCCTTGAGGTTGAGGGAAGATGAGACCGACGATTTGTGGAAACTTGCTGAGTTCGTCGAGCCTAGTTGCGCGCGATGTGACTGGAACAGTTACTACTCGAACCGAGCAGCCGGTGGTTAATGGTCCTGCGATCCATCAACTTGGGTTCGAGAAAAGTGATTTAGCCTCAGGAGCTCGAGCGTTGATCGTCCCCCCAATGATGACGATCGACCCAGCAAAGGGCAGCCTAAGAATGGGCGACTTTTCTGCACAAGGTATCCGAGCCGGCCTGCTGATGTGGGATGCCTTCGACTTCCCGATGAACACATCCATCAACCTTGAGTCGGTAATCCCCGATCAACTCGTTGCGCTCGGCGTAGCGAGGAAAACAACTGTCGAATCCAATGGTCAAATCGGTATGGGTCTTGCAGAGGCTTATGCCACTCTCTTTCGGGCCTATGAAGAGCAGCATCCGAATACCTGGAGCCTATTGAGTGGCCCGGATGGCATAGACGTGCTGGGAGGCGGAAGGAACCAAACGGGGATGATCAACTTCACCTCCTGTATTCCTATACCCTCGGCTGAAGTGCCGTTCGAAGAGATCCTGCACTTCAAGGAACGACGCAAAGACGAGATGCTAGCCCTGCGGCAGCACATCGAAGATATGATCCTCAGGATCCAAGAAGCGGGTGATGGTGAACTGCTTATCGATGCTGAAGTGGAAAGCTTCAGGAAAGCGGCAGAAGATCACCTGAAAGCAGCGAAGGATTCGGGGCTACATTTCAAACTCGGCGATCTTTCCGGGTCCTTCAACATCTTGGCGCCGATTACGGGAGGTGCCGCTGCATACCTCCAGGGGCTCTCGATTAGTGGAGCGTTGATCGCTGGTGCAGCTGCGGCCATCAGCTTTGCCCCTTCCACCTCAGTGAGCTACAAGCGAGTTGGCTCAACGCCGCTGCGTTACATTTCTCGCGCGCACTCAGAGCTTCCGTGGGCTTGACGACGTTTCTAGTTCGTAACTCCAACTGCTATCTAAGCTCCCTGGTCACTTCATCAGTGTCTTCATTCTGAATAGTAGAACTGGGATCAGTAATAGGATCCATGCAGAAACGTCGTGTTGAAAAACCAAGGCACAGATGACGCCCGAACACCAAGATCGGCCATCGAAAGCCAGTGACCACCGGAACTCTTCGTTCGGTCTGCCGCTAAGGCGCCGACAGCAGGACCGAGAGAGCAAGGTGCGCGCCTCTGTCATAGATGTTCTCCTTTCGACGGGATGCGGGTGCGCTAGAGCGCTACTCCGGCTTCGCCAAACCCGAGCAGAACGGCCCGAAGTACCGCTGCCGGCCGCTGTCGGAGGCGATGACGAAGCGCGAGCAGATCCGGTAGGGATCGGATGGCGGCGGGCAGCCGGTGAATGCCTGGATTCGCCAGAAGCGGTTCCGCTCGCCCAGCCAAGTGTTGTGATGCTCGGTCGAGCAGAGGACCGAGCCATCCTCGGCCTCGACCGTATTGGCTCGCAGACCATGAACCGCGCCGCGAGTGAGGATCGCGTCCTCGACCACGATGGCACCGGAGCTGTTCTGGACGATGGCGAGCTTGTTCTCGATCCACGGCTCGCCTCGGATCGTGTCCCAGAGCCTCGGCCCAAAGATGATGACCGAGAACATCAGCAGGAGCAGCGATCCCGCCGTGGTGTGCCGCTGGATCGCGGCGGCAAGGTGGGTGCACTTAGCCATTTCGGCCTCCCAAGCGCTTGATGAGGATTTCCTTCAGGATCTGTCGATCGGCAACCAGCGAGCGGGCCACGTCGAGGATCAGGTAGCCGAGCGAGGCCAGCAGGATCACCGCAATGGCCTCGTGAACGCCCGCCCAGGCAGCGACCCACTCCCCTGTGGCATATGCCAGCAAACCGCTGACCATCGCTTCCGCCGCGCGGGCGCCGCGGGCTGGCAGGGGCGACTTGTTGTAGACGTAGATCATGCCGGCAAGTATTCCCGCCCAGACTTCCGGAGAGCGTGCGTTAGCAGCCGCGCGCCACCAGAGCTGCGGATCGTCAGGCATCGCGGCCTCCGCCTTAAGTGAATTGCGCCTAAAGCATCATCAACCGTCTGACGCAGTCGATTGATCTTTCTCTCGGATCATCCCTGAGAAGATTTCCCGGCGTTATTTTCAACCGGACTCGTTGGCGGAAAATCGCCTAGCTACTTCTTGCAGCCAGCCCAGCTGCCGAATCGCTGCGGCACGCCGATTTTGTTTACGAGTTTCTAGTCAGGCGATGCCTGGCGTGCCGCAGCGATCCGCGATCAAGAGCCGCCTCACGCGCGCGCTGGCGGCCGCCCGCCACCACAGGTTCGGATCGTCAGGCATGCAGCCTCCTGGTGTTGAACGTGAGAACGGCCCGGGCACGGCGGGCCATGTTCTGCTGTTTGTTCCGCCACGCTGTCGCAGCGGTCAGGCGGCAACCGTTAGAGCCAGCCAAGCCGCGCTGGTCGTGCCGGTCCCCGCTTTCATCCAGCCCATAATCGCTGCCCCCTCGGCAGGCGCAGCCGCCTCGTTCGCGACAACGCAGCCTCTGGGGAACATGCGCGTCCAGCTGGCCGACTGGTGCGGGTTTGCGGAGGCGAACCTATCTGAGACGCCAAACCAGTCGTTTCCTTCCACGCGTTTAAACGGCATGTTTTGCCCAATCGCATAGTCGGCTGGCACAATGCCGCTAAAACGGTTTCCAACAATCTCGCTGGTCCCCGTGGCCGCGTTCAGCATCTCGAACAGCGTTGCCGCCGCCGTCATCGTGATCCGGTTGTTAAACAGCCGCAGCCCGCCCGTGCGCCCCGCGCCGACGTTCAAGTAAGCGATGCGGTCTCCGGTAATGGTGATTTCATTGTCCGAGATTTGCGCAATCCCATCTGACAGGCTCAGGAAAAACAGCCGTGGCGTGGTGATCTTACCGCCCGAAACAGCGCCTCTCACACTATGCCGGAAGGCATAGCCAGCCGGGTTGCGCTGAATGATCGTGTTGCCCGGAAGCGGGCAAGACGTGGCATAGATGGCAAAGTCAGCGAACACGTCAAGCGTGTTGCCCGCGCATGTGTCCCAGTCTCCCGTGACGGCGCCGAGGCAAGCCGCGCTGTCCAGCGACAGGACCGTGTTGCCGTCGCAATGGTTCCGCAGCCCGGCACCGTGCCGAAGGATGAACGCCCCGGGGGCCATGTTGGCGACGTGCAGCGTATTACTGACGAAGTGGACGTCTTGGCACTGCGCTGGCGTGTTGTCTGGACGGCCAATGGAGACAACCGCAGTCGTCGCCCCGCCGCGCAGGATGATGGTATTGTCGCGCCACCAGACGTTGCGCACATAGGAGTTTGGGTAAGCCGACGGCTGGCCTGTGCCGAACGTGCTGACAAACACCGTCGCCATCTCGCCTTCGCCCAGATCAATGAAGCGGTTCCGCTCGACCCACACGTTTTCAATGCCGCCCTGAACTCCGAAAATTGCCAGGGCTTCGTCCTGGCTGTTTTTCACAACCACCTCGTTGTCGGTGAACCAGACGTTGCGGGTGACTGTGCTCGTGCCTCCCAATGACCGGAACCACATGCCCTGGCGCACATTGTCGTAGATCCAGCCCTCTTTCCACGAGAAGCCGTCAATGTTGCCGCCGTGCAGGTCGATGGGGATGAAGAAGTTTGTCGTGACTGCATCGCTCACCTTGGACGAGCAGCGCAGGAAGTGAATATCGTTGGCTGCATAGACCGTGACGCCAACCCGCCCAATCCCAATCGTTTCTAGCGGGCGAGCGTCCACATCACAGAAGAAGTGAATGTCATGGGCGTGGAAGCCCGCGATGCCCCAAAGCAGGAAGTTCGCGCGCTTCTTCCAGTCGGTATCCTGGCCGGCGTCTAGCCCCCAACTATCGGCCAGAAGCATTGCCCCGTTTCCTCGGATGAAAGTGCCGCTGACCGGACTCAAGTATCTGGTGTAGCGGTAGACCGCGTTTGGCTCGCACACCAAATCGCCACCCAACGACAGCCAGCCACGCAGGGCAACTGTATCATCAGCGCCCCCCCGCAGCGCCCCGAACGCCTCCGGCGGCGTGCCGCCAACAACAGGCAGGACGCGCAGCTTGACCCCGCCGTCAGTCGTCAGATGGTGATTGGCGGCCCCCGGCGCTGCTACCTCGTAGCTGAACCCGCCAGCCCCCCACCGATTGCCTGCCGCGACCGTCAGGCTGACCGTCTGCCCGTTATGCGTGATGCTGTTGAGGCCATAGGTGATCGTGCTGGACAGCATCTGCTGCACGGTATCGAAGCCGCGGCCGGTGCCGACAAGGGCCATCATGGCGGCGGCGTTGGCGCTGTTGGCAGCCGTAATCCCATCCGCCGCCGCTGCCAGCGCCTGCGCCAGCGCATCCGGGACATTGGGAACCGGCGCCGGAAGCGCCAGCAGATCGGCGATGTTGCGGCTCGCCGATCCCGAGATGGCAATGGCGCCAAGCTGTCCCGTCACCGTCTTTCTGGCGTCAGGGTTCCAGTAGGCATAGCCAACGTCATAGGTCGTCTGGCGGGCGTTGCTGGCCGTCCGCAGCAGGGGCACCGAGATGGTGCCGTTCTGCACCGTGGCCTCGATCGGGCCGGGTGCCGCGACCGTATCCTCGTTCTTGTCCCACCCACGCAGAGTAAAGATGATCTTCGCCCCATCGGGCATGAGCGAGCCGTCAGGCAGCGCAATGCTGCCCGTCACCGTGGTGCGGAGAAATGCCATAAGGAACCCTTGTGCAGAAGAACCGCGCAGCGGCGGCGGAATGGTCGAGATCAGGCGAGCGTCTGCGGCCCGGCGGGAGGGCCCTCGACGCCGGACTGGTTGGCGGCGGCCACCCAATAGTAATAGCTCTGGTCCGGATCGATGGTGGCGTCCGGGTATTCCGAGAACTGCCCGATCGCGCCGCCAGTTGTGCCGATCTGGATGGCGGCCGAGAAGATCGCGCTGGTGCCGCGATAGATGCGGGCCTGAGCGAAGTTCGCAGGCGGGTTGCGCCAGCGCACCAGCGCCTCGCCGCCGCCGGGGACAACCGAAAGGCTGGTCGGCGCGGCCGGCGGCGTGCTGTTGATCTGCACCGCCACCGTGCCGAGCGAGATCCAGGGCGCGATCCCCTCGAACACGCCCAGCCAGCGGGCCTCGATCTCGTACCTGCCGCCATCCGACACCACGCCGCTTTCGGCCGTCAGGTCGCTGGTCGCCATCCTGGTCCAGCGGCTTGTTCCCGCCAGCCGGTAGCGGGCTTGCACCGACAGATCATCGCGGCCAAGGGCCTCGGCCTCGACCACCAGGCTGGCGGTGCCGCCGCGGATCCGTTGCGCGGCCGTGGCGATCAGCTGCGGCGGCCCGTCTGCCGCGTCCGAGGCCGGCAGCTCGGGCACGCTGCCCTCTTCGCTCGGCGTCCAGGCCTGGCAGGCTCGGTTCACCGGCGCCAGAACGATCCGGCATTCGAGGCTCACCGGGTCGAACTTGTGATCCAGCACCTCGAACTCGCCCGCGATCACCCGGCCCGATCCGTCCTCGGGCCGGTAGTCCAGCAGGATGGTGTGGCGCTGGCCGGCAAAGCGCGGAAAGCGCGCCTTGAGCCCCACCAGGTTGGTGATCACCTCGACCCGGCCGCGGTTGTCGTCATGGATCTGCTGCTTGCCCCGCCGCCGCGCCTGGCTGCGGTTCGGGCACATCTCCATGCGCAGCTCTTGGGCAATCTCGCCCTCGATCTCCAGCCGCGGCTCGTCGCGCCAGGGATCGACCTCGATCACCTCGTAATTGTGCAGGGCGCTCATGTAGTGAACAGACAGGACGTTGTAGCCCTCGCGCTCGCTGATCGCGGCGCGGGTCTGGATGTCGCGGATGTCCTTGGCGGTCAGCGTCATGGACGGCGTGCCGTAAGGGCCGCCGATCAGCCCGATCTGGCCCGTCTGTGTCTCGTAGGCGCGCAGGCCCGAGGCAGCGCCCATGCGATCGAGAACCGCGCGGGGATCCTCGTCCAGCGTCCAATATCCCCAAAGCCGCAGAGACGGCTCCGAGCCGCCGAGCTGCTGCGGCACCGCGATGTCGGACACATCCGCCATGGCCGCCACGTTTAACCAGTCGATCTCGGACTGGTCGAGCTTCAGCCCGTCAGGGTGGCGCAGGTAATGGCCGGTCACCAGCGCCGCGTTGTCGCTGTAAACCGTCTGGCCGTTTCGCGGGTCATAGATCTGCCGGCCCTTGATTTCCCATTGAAAGAGGGTCTGGTGCCCTTTCGGGAACACCTTCACGAAGTCCTCTTGCCCGGGGGCCTTGGATCCGACCAGAAACGTGGCCTGGTTCTGCAGCCGGCGGGCTTCTGTCCAGATGTCGAACTCGCTCAGCAGCACGGGATAGCTGCCCCCCTGACCGCTGCCGTTGCGGGTCACGACATTCACATAACCCTCCTTGTCGGTGCCGGTCGGATAGCGCACCGGTTGCGGCTTGCCCCACCAGTCGAGGGAATTGGCCAAGGTCTGCGGCTCGCCATCGATCCAGAACCGATCAAACCCCTCAATCCGGCCATGCGCCACCAGCACCAGCTGGTAAAGCACGCCGTCCTTGACCTCGAACAAGGCGCGGATCCCGCCGACCAGGTTCTGGCCGACATAAACCCGCCGCTGCGCGTCCGTTTGGTTGAGAACTGCCTGCATCTCCTGCTGCGGAACGTTCACCCGCGGCGACAGCGCCCGCTGGACGGCCGTCATCGTGGCCGCGATGGTAAAGCTCGACACCGCGCTGGCCAGCGATAGGATGGTGGCTGTCGACAGCCCGGCCACGGCGCCCAGAAATCCGACCGCATAGCCGATGCCCCAAAGCGCCGCCCCGATCGCCGAAAAGACTGCCATTCATCGCACCATCTGGATTTCCGCGACCCGGTAGCCCGAGCGCTCAAGTATCTGCTGCGCCGGCCCGCCATTGCAGGACAGCTTGATAAGGGTGGCGCCGTGACCCCGCGCCCATGCCTCGAATGCTCTCAGCAGCCGCAGCCCGCTGCGATCGGCCGCCCACCAGCCCAGCTCGACCGCTACGGGATCGGGGCTGATGATGGTCTGCGTGATAACCCCGGCGATGAAGCCGCGCTCCGAGATCCAAACCCCGCCATCGGGCCGCGTGATCAGCCCGGACAGGGTTTCCCCTGTGCGGATCCGGCAGACCTTTTGCGGCCCGTTCACCGCCGCGGCCAGCTGCTCGACCATGCCGATGATCCGGGGAATATCGGCCTCGCGTGCCTCCCGGATCACCCGCCCGGCACCCAGGTGATGGCCTTGTCTTTCAGCGAGGGCAGCAGCCCGAGGCCGGTGTCGCCGGGATAGCGGCGGCGCTGGTCGGCGTCGGTCCAGCGGCCAAAGGGCGGCTTGCCCTGGCGGCTGAGCCGGCCATAGGCCTCCAGCTCGATCTCGCGGGCGCCGTTCTGCGAGGTGCTGCGCATGTCCCGCATTCGGCCCACGAACATGCTGATGGGCGTTCCGATCAGCCGGCCGCGGTGCTGGTCACCTTCCTCAACGGAGGAAAACAGCTGATAGAAGATCCGGCAGGGGCGGTTGTTTACCTCGGCCTCCTGGTTGTCGCAGCGCGCCACCATCTCGGCCGAGGCGTTCGGGATCGAGAACCGGACCATGCCGGCGCTCATCCCATAGGTCAGCTCCAGCGCCGAGATCTGGATCACGTCGCCGGTGCCCTTGTAAAGAACCCCGCCAGCGGTCAGCGGGCCATAGCCCAGCCACCAGCGCTGCGGGTTGGTGGCAAAATCCATCTGGCAAAGGATCGTGCAGGCGATGTTGCCGCGGCGCAGATCCTCGTCGGGAATGTCATGGATCGACATCAGAACGTCTCGACCAGGCGCAGCGCCGTGCCTTTGAAGAGGCCCCGGCCGGGGTCCACCGGATCGCCGGTCTGCATCTGCACGGTGAGGCGCAGCTGGTCGACCACCACCACCGTGCCCGCGGGATACGCGGCGCGCAGGTTCGGCATCAGCGACAGCCGGACCCGGTCGGGGTTTCCGTCCAGCTCGGCGGCGCCCACCACCTTGTGCAGCCGGTCTCCGAGGCTGATGTGATCGCCGAACTGGATCCGCGCCTGCGGGCGCTTCTGGATGTCAATGAAGCTGTCGCGTCGGCGGGCCGCAGAGATCAAGGTAAAGCCGTTAAACGGGGGGGATGCGAAGCCCTGCGGGCTCCGCGCGCCATAGAGCCCCGAATACCGGCGGCCGGCACCGTCCAGCGCCCGCCAGGTGCTGGGGATCGGCAGGGTGCAGGTGGCATGGCCCGACATGGCGGTGACAAAGCCGGACAGCGCTCGCTGCTGATCGAGCCCTCGCGCGTGGACCTCCATTTCCACCGTCCAGAAGCCGTTAAGCGTCGGCCGCGCGAAGGGCTCGCCGTCGATGTTCACAAACGGCTCGTGCCGCAGGCCTTCCAGCTTGGGCACGCATTTGACGATCCGGCACGGCCAGGGAAATGCAACATCCATGCTCAACCCCCCAGATAGCGCTGATCGTCGGCGGCGCGCTGGCTGGCGCCGATGCCCTTGGTGATCATCAGCTGCACCTCGCCTCTGGTGGTGTATTGCGGGGTCACCTCGACGCCCGGCGCATTGTTGTGGATGATGACGCGCGGCTGCACGTCGCCCGGCGCTGCGATGGCGCTGCGCGGGACCGCCGGCCCCACATAGCCGCCGCCGGAATAGCCCTTCAGGCGGCCGCGCAATGCGTCGAAGGCGGCAGGCCCACCCGCGCGGCGCACGGTTTCCGCATCCATGACGTACTCGCCCTTGTGGACGATGCCCGCGGGGTCATGCTTGCCGCCGGGGCCGGTATAACCGCCCGCCGAAAACCCCAGGAAGCGGGTGATAAAGTTGCCCGACGCCTGGCCGAGGCCGCCGTTCCAGATCGCATCAAAGGCCCGGGAAGCGGCCATGTCGGCGAGCTTCCCCGCGACCTTGGAAAGAGCGCTGGAAAAATTGTCCGCGCCCGAAATGAGCCCCTTGAAGACGCTTTCCTGCGTGCCCCGGAAATCCTCGAGCGCGCTCTGGAACCGATCATGACGGTCGCGGGCCTCATCGGCCGCCATGCCCGCCGTGACATATTCCTGCGCCAGCCGGTCGATCTCGGCCGACAGCTGCGGGGTGACCGAAAGCCCCTGCTTCTGCGCCGCGACCAGCAGCTCCATGCGCTTATGCGCATAGGTCAGCACGTCCGCATAGCCTTCAATCGACAGCGCCGACTCGTTCAGTGCGCGGGCCTCGTCCTCATGGGCGCGGATGGCCTCCCGGACCTTGATCACCTCGTCGGCGTAGTCGGTCCGCGGCTTGCCGCCGCCCCGGCCGGACCGGCCGCCGCCGCGGGCTCCACGGCCACCGCCACCCCGGGCCGCGCGGCCCTCTTCGCCGCGACGGGCATCCGCCGCGGCCTGGGCGATGGCCAGGCGTTCCGCTTCTTCCGCGGTCAGGGCCGCGCCCGCCTTGGCCGCTTCATCAAGGATGCGGGCTGTGCGCCGCTCGATGTCCTGGCGTTCGCGGGAAAGGCCGTTCAGCCGCTCCTGTTCTGCGATAAAGGCGGCCGTGGCGGCGCCCTGCCTCTCGTCAACCGTTCCTTCATCCTCGCCCGCTCCCGCGCCGCCGCCGACCGAGGCCGTCGCCGCCCGGGCGGCCACGGCCTCGGCCCGCAGGCTCTGCAGCCAGCCGATCGCCAGGATGATTTTCGAGATGAAGGGGCCGAAGTCGGGGTTGGCGCGCTCGATCGCCTGCAGCGCGGCCTTTGTGTCGTCGGCGCTGCGTTGCCCGTCCTCGAAATCACGGATCAGGTCGGCGATCTCAGACTGGATAGGAGCTAGAAAGCCCTCCAATGCTGCCAAACGCTCCATCTCCTGGCGGGCGTCGGCAACCGAAGCAGCGGCCGCTTCAAACGCCGGGCTCGCCTCGAGGCCTGTCAGCAAGGTCGTTGCACCGTCCGCCGCGCGGGACACGTCGAGAAGCTCGGCCACAAGGCCTGCCGCCTTGTCGCTCAGACTGGAGAGGTCAACCTGCGCGACTGCCGCAGCCAACTCCTCGGCGGTGACCTTCCCGTCTTTGAACTCCCGCGCGAGGTCGCGAAGCACTTTCATGATCGGCGCATCACTTTGCTCAAAGTCGTTCAGGATGCCGTTGAGCCACGGCCAGCTAGCTGCTTGATCCATGTCCGCGATGACTTTGCCAAGCTCGCTGGAGTCACCGAAAAGCAGTTCTCCAAGGCCGCCAGTGCCTTTCAGATCCTCTAGGCCACGCTTCAAACGGGCGATCCGCTCGAGCTGCTCCTCGGTGCCAATGCCATCCACCGACTCGGCCAGATCATTGATGTCGGTCGCGACCCCGGGCGCATAGAGCCCAAGATCCTCAAGTTCCTTGCGCAACTCGGACGTGCGCGCCTCCGCGTCCCGTGCCCGATCCGACACAATGATCATGCCCCCCGCGACAACGCCCGCCAGAAGGGCACCCACCGGTCCCGCCGCGGCGCCGACGCCGGCAATCGAGGTTCCGATCGAGCCGATGGTGCCCGCGGCCCGCATGGCCGCCGCGAAGCGCAACAGCGCCCCCGTGGCCGTGCCGAGTTTCGCGATCATCCCGCCGATCGACCGGCCGATGAAGGCCGCCGCCAGCACCGCTGCAACCTTCAGGCCGGCATCGGCAACCGTGTCGAAGTTGTCGGCGATCAACTCCAAGGCTTCAGCGATGCGCCGTGACATGCCGACAGCATCGTCCCCAGTGCCGATGTACTCGAACAAGGCGTTGTTCAGCAGCATGAAGCCGTCTTGGATCGTGCCGGGCATTTCAGCGGCTTCGGCGCGCAGCTTCTCCATCTCCGTCGCGATGCCGAGGATCTCGCGGCGCCCGATCTTCCCCTCGGAGCCGAGCTTGCGCAGCTCCATCGTGGTCACGCCCATCGACTCTGCGAGGGCTTGCGAAACTCGCCCGCCGCTGTCGATCACGGTGTTGAGGTTGTCGCCCTGCAGCGAGCCGAGCGCCATTGCTTTTGACAGCGCAGACATGACCCGCTCCGCCGTCTGCCCCTTGGCGCCCGACACCACCAGCGCGTTATTCAGGCTTTCGACGAAGTCCAGCTGCTGCGACGTAGACACCCCGAGCTCGGTGAGGGTGGTAGAGAAGGCCAAGTAACCTTCTGCAGTCTGCGTCAGGTCTGAATATGTCCTCCGCGCCATCTCACTGACGCGCTTCATGACGTCGTTGCCAGCCTCCATGCTGCCTGCCGCGTTGTTTACCCGGCTCGTCAGGTCGGTCCACGCACTCGTCATCCGGATCAGCTCGCGGCCGCCGAGCGCGGCCGCGATGCCGGTAAAGGGCGCGATCAGCGAGCGCGCCGCGCTTGCGCCGATCCCGTCAAGGTTCCGGTTCATCTGGCGGAAGCGGTTCTCGATCTCCCGCGCCTGGCGGTTGGTGACGCCGGACGCCTTGCGCATCTCGCGCTCATAGCCCTTGATATCGGCCGAGAGCTGCACAACCAGCTTTTCCAGATCAGTTGCCATTGGGATCTCATGATGATCAAAAGGATTGCCCTCCTGGCGGCCAGCGTAGCGCTAGCCTCGCCCAGTTCCGCACACGCGCCAGAAGGTGAAGCATTTGGGAAAGCAGCACGCTTCTACGGCTACCTGGTCGCGATGTGCGAAGATGCAATGCGAGACAGCCACCATTATGAGTGGCGGGAGCATCGCGACTTCCTGATCGAAGGCATCGGCGCGCTGACCAGAAGGCCCGCGATCGGCTACCAACAGTACACGAAGTACAAGCGCGATATGGAGTATCTGGGGCAGGCCGCCGATGACCCTCGGCAGTGCTCGATTGCTCTGGATGGCGCCAAGGTTGACTTCATCAGCAGTGCTGCAGACCTAGCAGATTGACCGCGCTAGCAGGCCCGGTCAATTAGCCCTTCCCACAGCTCGTCTTCTTCCTCGGCCGTGATGCTGCCCTTGTCCTCGGGGCAGTTGGCCGAGATCCAACCGGCAGCGGCGGCCTCAAACTCCCAGAGGGAGCAAGCCCGGACCTCGGCCGGGCTCATCCCGATGGCTGCGCCTGTGCCGAAGAGCTGGGCGAAGCGGATGCGCCCGCGGGGGAGAGGTTCGAGCTCGTCCCGTCCCCCGCCTCGGGCTTTTCCGGCTCATCCTCCGGCACGCCCTGCAGCGCCACGCCGATGATCGCGAAGGCCGTCTGGATGTTTTCGTTGATCTGACCGGGCCCGACATAGTCGCGGACCTTCTTCAATGCCGCGATCGCTTCCATGCCACCACCGATCAGCCCGAGGCGGATGGTTTCGATGACATAGGCCGGGCTGGCGTCCTTGGGCGGCGGCACGCCGAGCGCGCGGGCCATCAGCGCGGCTTCCAGCGCCCATTGAATATACCAGGGGCCGGCGCCGGTCCTGTCCTGCAGCTCGGCCAGCTGGTCGATCTTGAGGGCGAACGGGTAAGTCCCGTCCGCCCAATCAAGCGTCACCTGCGCGTTGCGAGACATCAGGCGGCATTCCGGGTGTGTACGATTGGGCCATCTGACTGCATCCCGACATTGGCCGTCACCCGCTGGCCGTTGGGGGCGCCCAGCTCCAGGCTCTCGACATGGAAGCGGCCGGTGTAAAGATCGCTGCTGCCGTCCGGCCATTCGACCTCGACCTCGCATTCGATGCTTTCGGGGTTGGCCAGGGCCGCTTCCCACATCGGAACCGACTGCTGCGCCATCACGCCCTGGCCCGAGATCGAGGCGGTCAGCGAGATCGTGTCGCGCTCGACCCAATCGACCTGGTCCTCCGCCTCGGCGCCGGGGCAGTAGGGGGTGACGGTTTCGCCGAAGGTCTTGGACCGGGTGAACGACTTTTCGGTAAAGCCGCAGGGGGCAACGAAGTTCGGGGTGGCGGCCCCGTCGGACAGGCGCACGAAATACTTTTTCGAGCGCGCGGTGGTCGCCTTGACTGGCGCAACTGCCATGGTGCTGGCCTCCATAAAAAAGCCCGCCGGTCAGGCGGGCGGGGGGGGGTGAAGTGATCCGGGGCCTTACTGGCCCGCGGCGACGCTCCTGGCTGCCTTGCGAACGGCACCCCGGATCTTGCGGCCAGCGCGACGCTTGTTCGCCCGGTAGCTGACATAAAAGTAAGGCTGGGCCGGCATGTTCTTTGTGCCGAACTCCACCCACCGCGCGTAGAAGGCATCATCCGGGCCACGGCTCTTGTCGCGGCTACCTGCGTAGATCGTGATTGTCAGGTCGCCGCCGGCGCCCGCGCCCTTCATCGCGGCAATGACCATCGAGCCCTTCGGCGCTTGACCCCAGGTCCAGCCGATGCTGTCGCGCAGGGCACCGGCACGGCGGCGGGCGTCAGGCTCCTTCAGAACCGGGACGAGAGACCTCATCATCGCCACGATCTCGTCGGCGGCTTCCGCCATCTTCTGCCGGATCGTCGCCTTCGCGATCCCCGGCAGCCGGTCGAGTTTCTTCTGCAGCTTGGCCAGTCCCCGGATCGTCGTGCCGCGCGCCATGCCCTGCCGCCTTCTTGCCGTTGCTGATGATGACTGCCGCGCCCCTGGCGACTGCCGCCTCGGCGCAGCGCCGGGTGACCCGCAGGCGCTGGCCGGCGCTGTAGCGCGTCACCACACCCGGATGCGGGCGCCAGCGGAAGTTGTCGGTGAACTCGACCCAGCTCATGCGTCCTCCACCATTGCCTCGATCTGAACCACGCCGTGCAGGTCGCCGCTCGGATCCTCCAGGGTCTGCGCCAGCGTCACGCGGAACGGGTGCATGGCAAAGCCATCGACCTCCCATTCTTCCAGCGCCGCCGCGACATCATCGACCAGATCCTCAACCGCGCCCTTGGCGGCCTTGCTGTGCCAGATGTCCACCTGCAGCGACCAGATCCGCCCGTCGATGCAGTCGGCGTCCTGCCGCGTCCAGTTGCTGGGTCCGAGGGTGCAGTAAGGGTATGGCGTTGCCGCCACCGCCTGGTCGCTGACCCTGTTCTCAAGGTCAGGCACCTCAACCTCGATCCGGGCGATGATCGCGCGGCGCAGCGCGCGGCCCGCCCTCATTTCCGCCGCCCCTCAACTTGGAACAGGACGAAGGCGCGGTCCTGCGACAGGAACGGGTTCCCCCTGATCTGGTAGCGGCGCCCGTTGGCCTTGATTTCCCACTCGGAGGACATGCGGCGCGTGATTTCCGTAGATGGCACAGCGACGGTGGCGGGGTCCCGGGCCGCCATGCGGGCCTGTTGAAACGCCTCGCTGCCCGGGCGATGCTGGATGCTTCCCCAAACATCGCCGCGCTCCTCGAAGTGCTGCGTGATCAGGCCGTCCTCGTCCCGCGACTGAAAGGGTTCGAGCAGCGTGATGCGGACGGAGAGGTCGCCGAGGTTCATACGCGCCAAACCCGCAAGGGTGAGATGAGCGCTTCGACTTCCGCCGGGATCCCTGCCGCAGCACCTCCATCGCCTCTGTTCTTGAAGAAGTGCGCGACCAGCATCAGCGCAGCGCGCTTGATCGCCACAGGTACAGCCTCGGGCGGACCGAAGCCCGCGGTGAAGATGATCCGGAGCGGAAGCCCGCGCCGCGTGCAGATGACGGCCCCGGTCTGGTGATGCTCAATCCTATGCGGCACGTCCTCTCCGTCAGCAGACTGCACGAGGATCTCGCTCACGTCCGGGAAGCTGAGCCTCACCCTGCCGGCCGGCGGGAGGACGTCCAGCTGCCACCTCTGCGTCACGATGCATCGCCCCAGGATCCCGCGATAGCCGTCGAGGTAAGACACAGCGGCGTCGATCGCGTTTTGCAGGTCGCGGTCAATCTCGGGGTCCGACGGCATCTTGCACTGCCGCCTGGCCTCCTCGAGGCGGATCAGCTCGGCTGGAGCCTCGAGGAGGGTGAGGCGCATCAGGCTTGCCCGTCCTTGCCGTAGACGGTCGTGTCGAGCCCCTCTCCGGCGAAATCCGCGTCATGCGGCTTCGCCCGCTTGGCGTCGTTCCAGTCGATCTGGTTCTGCTCGACCGTCGTGCCCTCGCGAGGGTTGGCATCGACGCTCTCGTGGGAAAGGTCGATTGCCTGCATCGCTTCCGGCTCGATGATCGCGCCGGAGGGATGCTCCATCTGCGTCGCCGGCGCCAGATCGGCAGCTGCGGAACCCGCCGCGTCGGCTGCCTTCGCCTTGTCGTCTTCCTTCTTCGCCATGATCGTGGCTCCTCTGTTGGACCAAATGCCGAGCCCCGCACGACGGGATCCGGCAGGTTCATCGCACGGCCTGCGATCAGGCAGCCATGCGCAGCGCGCGCAGCGCCTGCGGATCGAGCAGCCCGCCGCCGACGCGCTTCGTGGTGTAGAAGTGCACGTAGGGCTTGTTGGTGAACGGATCACGCAGGACCCGGACGCCCGTCCGGTCGATGATCAGGTAGCCGCGGCGGAAGTCGCCGAAGGCCACCGGCACGGCGCCGGCGACAGCGTTCGGCATCGCCGCCATCTCGGTCACCGGATAGGCCAGCAGCGTCTGCGGCTGCCCGGCGCTGAACGAGGGCTGCCAGAGGTAGTTGCCTTCGCCATCCTTCAGCTTGCGGATCCGGGCGAGCGTGGTGCGGTTCAGCACGAACCGGGCGTTCTGCGACATCGCCCCCGGCAGGTCGTAGACCAGGTCGAGCAGCTGGTCACCGGTGATCTCGGTCGCGGACGCCGTGGTGATGGCCCGGATCGCGCCGAAGGGATGCGCGGCGGCGTTTGCGGCGCCCTCGACATAGGTCAGGAAACCGTAGGGCTTGTTGACGCCGTTGCCCGCGACGAAGGCCAGGCCCTCCTGGTAGGCGAACTCGCTTTCGACCTCGTTCGCGATCCACTCGTCGAGGTTGATGGCCGAGTCGTCCAGCATTTGCTGCGTCGCCGCCGGGTTCGCGTAGATCTCGCCCGGGGTGTAGGTGACCACGCCGAACTCGGGCGTGACCGTTTCCGGGCGAGGCGCGACCTCGCCGACCCAGCCCGATCCCATGCCGCGCTGATTAAAGACCTTCTTGAAGCCGGTGCCGGAGATCGTCTGAACGGTCGCGATCTGCCGCATGGGCGAGACCTCGACCAGGCGATCGGTGATTGTGCGGTCCCACTCGACCGGCGCCAGATAGCCGCCCTCCTCGGATGCGCCCTTGTTCAGCGCCGCCTGAACCTCGCCCTTGCGGAAGTGGGCGCTGAAGGCGTCAGTGTACTCCGGATCGGTCGGGCGCCCGTCGGTGCCGGGTCCGCCGATCTGGAGGGCGGTCATCTGCGCCGCCTGTGCATCCATGGCCGACTGCAGGCTGCCGAGGCGGTCCTCGATCTTCGCCATGGAGGCTTGCCGGACCACGTCGTCTTGCCCGGCCTTAAGCTCCTTCAGCTGCTGGCTGTGCTCGGACTTGAAATCCTCGAACGCCTTGTTCAGCTCGGCGAAGATCTTCTTGGGGTCGCCGGACGCGTCAGCGCGCACAGCGAGGATCCCGCCCGCCAGACGGGCAGGGGAAAAGTGCTTGCTCATCGTGTTCCTCACTTTCTGAGCGTGTTGATCATCGACTGCGCGAGGGCAGCCAGTTCGGCGTCAGCGCCCGGCGTGACGCGGGCGGCAGCGCCAGGCATGCCACCCGTGATCTCGGCCAGAAGCGCGCGGCGTTCGGACCGAGAAACATTGGACTTCGCAAGGATTGTGTCGACGCGGCGGAGGGCGTTTGTACCAGCTCCTTCGCGCTCCTCGATGTCGGCCGTCAGGAGACTGTCCGCGAGACCAGCGGCCACGGCGTCTTCGCCGTTGAACCAGGTCTCGCCGTCCATCCACTCCGCTGCCTTCTCGCGGTCGACGCCGGCCTTGTCCGCATAGACTGCGGCCATCGCTGCATCGAAAGGCTCCATCGTCGCCGCCGCCTCGCGCATGTCGTGGCGGTTGCCGACCGCGACGACCCACGCATTGTGGACCATGAGGAAGCCGGCGCGGCCGATCTGCACCTCGTCACCGGCCATGGCGATTACTGACGCGGCCGAGGCAGCGAGGCCGAGCACACGCACCGTGATCCGGCGCTCGTCCTGTCTCAGTAGGTTGTAGATCGCGACGCCCTCGAAGAAGTCGCCTCCGGGGCTGTTGATGTCGACGATCACCTCATCCGACTTGATCGAGCGCAGCGCGGCCGAGATCCGTTTTGCCGTGACGCCCTCGCCGGACCAGTAGTCCTCTCCGATCATGTCGAGGATGCTGATGACGTTGGCCCGGTCACTGTCGGCCGCCCGGATGTTCGACTGCCACTTGTCCAGCATCTGCGGCGACGGCTCCAAGGCCTGAACCTGCGGCGGACGCGCGGCCTTGATTTCAGGTGCTGCGCGGAGGGTCATTGCGCTCTTCCTTTCTGGTGATCGGGCCCGGCAAGTCGTCGCGAGGCGGCAAGTCCAGCCAGTCTCGAACCTCTTCCTGGTGCAGGAACGACTGCTGGTTGTTGACGCTGAGCCCGCGGGCGAAGAAATCGGCCTGGTCCTTCATGCTGCCGCGGAGCAGGGCTGCGGCGTTGAACTTGGCGTAGTACTGGTCCTGCTCGCGCTCGCTGAGGAGGCACCGCCAGATCGCCTGCTCCCAGGCCTCGAACCACGGGTTGAGGCCGTAGCGCACGAACATCTGCCCGAGGACGTCGATGCCCGAGCCCCAGGACGTGTCGTCGACCATCAGCAGCGGGCGCGGCGTGCCGAAGATCCGCGCGATCTCCTCCACTTGGTGGCTGCGCATTTCGAGATGCTGGCTGCCCTGCGCCGACTGGCTGAACGGCTTCGGCTCCATGCCCTCTTCGGCGATCATCCAGCGATGCGCGTTCTCCGATCCCTCCCGCTCCTCCATGCTCGCGAGGAGCCGGTCATAGGCCTCCTGCGACAGCTTGCGGTTCTGCGGCATCACGAGCGCCCCGCCGACGATCATGCCGTTGCGGAAGAGCCGGGCCGCCGCTTTCTCTGCCTGCAGCGCCAGCCCGATCGCCTCGGCGGCCTGCTTGAGCAGGGAGCGGCCGCGGATGCCGTCGAGGGTGAAGCCGCGAAGGTGGAAAACGTCGCGCGCTGGAAGCCAGCGGTGGCCGCCCGAGGGCGGCGTAAACTTGTACCAGACCGAGAGGTCGTCGCGCTGCTCGACACTCATCCGCCTCGGGTCCATCGGCAGGAGGCCGATCACCTGGTCGCCGCGGCGGACCTTGGCGGCGAAGGCGTCGCCCTCGATCAGCGCCCAGCTTTGCATCAGCTGCCGGAACTCGAAGGCTGTCTGCCAGTCGTTCGGCTTGCGGTGCAGCACCCGGAAAAGCGGGTGGTCGGTCGCCTTCTCCTTCTCAGCGCCGTTCCGGTGCAGATGAAGCGGCAGCATCGCGATCGAGTAGGAGATCAGCGAGACGCAGCGGAAGACGGCCGTGTTCTTCAGCGCCAGCTCCGGCGTCACGGTGGCGCCGCTCTGAGTCAGGCCGCCGTCGCGCAGGTGCTGGAGCAGCGCAGGATCGTTCAGGCTTGCGAACTGGGCACCCTCGAACGACGCACGGGCCGCCAGGGCCGGCGCCGGGCCTGCGCTTGGCGCTTCACTGCGGCCGAGCGATCCGAGCCATCCCAGGATGCCCATCAGACCAGCCTGATCCCGCGCGTCTCGTAGATCGACGGCCCGGCAGCTTCGGGATTACCAAACATGAGCATCGCGGCGTTGAAGGTCGCCATCAGGGCGTCGATCTTCGCGCTTCCGGCGGTTTGCTTCGTCACGATGTAGTTGCTCCCCTTGAGCTCGGTTTTGGCGTTGCCGACGTTCCAGGCCATGAGGCTTGAAGCGCCGTGGATGAAGCGGCGGTCTTTCATCCGGCGGGGCAGCGTCAGGACAGCCTGCTGGAGCTTCCAGCCCTGGCCGACGCTGATCCAACGGTCCTCGCCGAAGCCCGCCTCGTCCAGCTCGTCCAGCAGCTCGGCGATCCCGGCCGCGTCGAGACCGATCGCCGGGCTCTCGAGTGGCAGGAGGCCCGCGGCTTCCAGGCGCTGGATGACCCGGAGCGCGCCACTGACGTCGTCCCCCACCTGGTGGCAGAATGTCAGTTCCCCCGCCTTCTCGAAGTCGGCCAGCCTCGAGGCGATCTCCTTGCGCTGCTGAGCCACCTCCGGAAAGGCCCAGGCATGAGCCCAGTGGAGCCAATTCCGCGTCTCTCGCTCGCGGCCGATGACCGCCAGCGCGAACAGGTCGTCGAGGCCGCCGCCGTCGACGCCGACCACGCAGACCTCGCTGCGGTCAATCAGGCGCTCGAGCGTGAGCTCCTCGTCGCCGCAATCCTCCCAGTGCGGCGCCCCGGGCCAGCGGTCAGCGCGAAGGGAGAGGCCGATCTGCACGTTGAAGTGCTGGCTGGCGAGCAGCATCAGCGCCTCGGGCCCCTCGGCCTCCGCCGCGATCAGTTCGTCCGCCAAGAACTCCGGCTGGACCGAGGCCCCGAGCGCCGGGTTGACCAGCGGCCAGGTCTTCGGGTCCTTCCAGCCTCCGTCCTTCGCGATCTCGGACGGGAGCTCGTAGAGCACCGCGAGGAGGGGCAGGGCGATGTCTCCGTCCCGCACTGCCCGGGCCTTCGACAGCTCAGCCTTGAAGACGCCTGCAGGCGGCTTCTTCGATTGCGTGGTGATCGTCAGCAGAAACCCGTCTGGCCGCGCCGCGAGTCCGCCCTTGATCTCCCGCATGACGGCCGCGGCGCGCGACATCTCGGCGAACTCGTGCAGCTCGTCGATCAGCACGTAGGCTGCCTTCGTGCCAGTCACCACCTTTGGATCAGCCGCCTTGATGACCAGCGTGGCTCCAGTCAGCCGGTGCGTGATTGTCCGCGAATGGCCCTGGACGTGGAACATCGCACTCAGATCAGCATCCAGCGCAATAATGCCCGCCGCCTGGTCGAAACTGATCGCGGCCACGCTGATCGTCGGCGCGATCAGCAGCAGCTCGCAGAGCGGGCGCTCGTTCAAGATGATCGCCGTGACCATGATGGCCGCGGCAATCGACGACTTCCCGTTCTTCTTCGGCACCAGGAGGAAGAACTCGCGGAGCATCCGCTTCTTGGTGACCGGGTCGTAGCTTCCGAAGATGGCCCTGACGAAGTCGAAGACCCACTCGCCGCAGACCTCGCCGTAGGTCGGCGTGCCGATGATGTCCGGCACCCGGAGCCGCTTGAAGATCCGCAGCGCCTTCTCTGCGACCTCGTCGTAGAGGGGCAGCGCAGGCACGAGGCTCTGCCGCGACATGAGCCGGTCGACCCACTCCGGCATTGCCGTTGACCAGGCCGTGTCGCGGATCGGCGCGTTCATGTCAGTTCGGGCGCCGGTAGCCCGGCGTCAGGTCCGACCCCCAGAGGCTGCCTTCGCCGCCGGCGGTCTCGGCCGCTTTCTGCGCTGCCTCCTTCTTGCCGAGCGGCTTCTCCGGCTTCTCGGCCGGCGGAGCGTCCTGCGCATCCTGGAACTTGCGCCCGGCGACCATCTGGTCATTGCGCTCCAGCATCTTGCCTAGTTCCTTGATGGCGCCGACGTTGCCCTTGTTCGCCTCTCCCATCAGCAGCTCGAACCGGCGAAGGTCCAGCTGGTCGCGCGCCAGGTCCCGCGTCTTGAGCTCGGCTCTAAAATAGCGCTTCAGCGTCGCCGCCGAGATCCCGACGCCGTTCGCGATGCGATCGTTCGACCAGCCGAGTGCCAGACCGAGCCTGATTTTGTTCGCGATTTCCGGCGTCGCCTCGAACCGGGGGCGGCCGCGCTCGCCCCGGCCCGGCCGGACCGGGTTGCCGAAGAGGTCGAATTTCGCGTCCATCAGAAAAAAATCTCCGGCTGAGGGGGACGTGGGTCGTGGCGCTCAGGTGCTCCGAACTTTTGACCCACCCCCCTCTCATGCAGGCTTTTTTTGGTTGCACAGTTTCTGATCAGATCGGGCAGACCAAGTGATATTTTAAGGGCCGGCCCGGCGGCTGCAGTACTCACGAGAGATCCGCTCTGCACCCCGCATCTCCGGCGAAGGTGGCAGTAGCCCCGCTGATCATTCGGTGCTCATAATCAGCGATCATCAATCAGCACGAGAGGAGGTTCTAGTGCAGGTCTTTGATTATCTCGTTATTAGGAAGTCCGATGGCGCTGAGATTGTCTCAGCATCCATTGTTGACGCCATGGATGCCGGCCTTGAGCCAATGAAGCTCGCAGTTGCCGCAGCATTGCTGCACTCGCACCCCATGGCGAAGGGGCTGAAGTTGAGTGATCTGGAGATCCACATGGCCCCGCAGCATCTGCCGTAAACCTACGCCGGAATGACGCGCCGCTCTTCCCTCTGCTTGTCGCTGTTGTGGCAGCCCGCGCATAGGCACTGCAGGTTCTGCCGATCAAAGAACAACTCATAGTCTCCGCGGTGCGGCTGCACATGGTCCGCAACCATTTCCCGGCTCTCGCCAACATGCGCGCACCGTCGGCAGGTGAAGTGCTCCTGCACCAGGACCTCCCACCGCAGCGCCTTCCATTGCGGTGTCTTGTACCAGCGGCGCCAGGTATCGACGCGGTCCCTCGCTCGGACGGGTGCGGGCGTGTCAGCGCCACGCGGCTTCATCTGGCGCCCGCGCGGCGTGAGCTGCTTCATCCTGCGCACGAGCAGCGCCCTCCCGTCAGCAGCCTATCAAAATGAGCGAGGAAGTTGCGGAGTAACGCGAATACCCTGTGCAAAAGGGCAACTTCCGGATGTGACAACCTGAGAGTAGGTAAGACGGGTAAAGAGTAACCAGAAGGTGTTCCGTGTTCCCTGCTCAACAAGTTCCAGTTTCCCGACTTCCCCTGACCACTGCAGACTGGCAGCTTATCATGACCGCAATCAGCGCCTATGGGCACAACAGCCAGTATCGCGACTTGATGAACCGTCTGCAGGCCCCCGCGCCAGCGAAGAATGTTCCGGGCTCAAACGTCTGGCTGCACCACTCCTAAAGACGAGCGCCCGCGGGGGATGATCCCTGCGGGCGCACGTCTGGATAATAGTGATTCTGGTCTCACAGAGCGCCATAACTGGTCAAGAGGTTTTTTGCGACCGGTAGCCGATCATGGCATCCAACGCCCCGCTCAACGCCTCCAGCGCAGCCTTGGCGTTGCGACCATTGTCCTGCCAGCTGAACAGCGCCAGAACCTGCTTGATGCTGTAGCCCTTCAGGCAGATGCCGTCGATCAACTCGCGGCGCGTGAAGATGTAGGGCGCCCGCTCGCCGGGCGCCAAGACACGGCCACGCTGCGACGGCCGGATACGGCGCAGCACCATTGCTGGCTCATCACCGAGGCGGAGGCGCATCCTCTCCAGCTCGGCCGTGTACTCCATCCGCAGATCCATCCAGTCGCGACCAGCGCCACTTCCGAATGAGGCTTCAAGACTTGACAGCTTTGTGCCATCAGCCGCCAGCAGCTCAACCAGGTGGCCGTAGCGCCGCCCGATGGCAATCTGGCCCGGCGTCAGCGGGGCAGGGCGCTTGGCGCGAGCAGCGGCTGCCAGCATGGCGTCGAAGACATCAGCTGCACGGATAGCCGACCTGCCGCCGTAGCCGCGGTGCACGGCCTCCACCTTGTCCGAGCCGACCGGCAGCAGTTCGACCTGCCGTGCCAGGACAAAGCCACCGCGGGCCGGGGAAGGCGCGATGTCCGGCCCGCAGCGATCGGGGATCGAGCACGCTGCCGCGGCCGCCCGCAGCCGCGCCGCCTCCGCTGCGATCCGGTTCTCGGGCTGCTTTTCGGCCATTGCCGCCATCCGATCCAGATAGGTCATCCCCTGGTCCCGCCCGTGATCCTTCATTTTGTGGTTCTTAACCATGGTTCTACTACCCGTTGTTTCTTGTCTTCTAGGTTCAGGGAGGACAGGGAGGTTCTGAAAAAAGTGAGGGAGGAAAAAGGGAGGATAGAGAAAGGGAATAAGTCAGGGAGAACAGGAGGTTGAAGCGTTCAGGGAGTGTAGGGAGGATATTTCCGGACTAACGCATATGAGAGACATCTCCATCTGACCCTCTTACTCCGCGCGCGCGCGCATATGCGTAGGTCGCAAATTACCTCCCTACACTCCCTACACTCCCTCAACGCCCCCGAACCCCCTGATTTTGCTACATCCACACCCCGCGCCCCTGTCCTCCCTATCCTCCCTGCAGGGAGGAATTACCTCCCTGATCGCAACAGGCGAGAGGGGGGTGCGGGGGCCTGCGCATTCCTGATCGAAGGCCGGCCAGTGCCACCGGCCGGCATCCTCCCTCATCTTCGCGACGATCTCGGCGACGGGCACTGGAACGCGGCCGCGCCCGCCGCACGGCTCGCAGCGCTCCGGTATGCCGATCGGCCAGCACCGGGTGTAGCCGGCGCCCTCGCAGACGTCGCAGGGCCGGCCATGGCCGCACAGGTAGAGGTTCGGGCCGCTACCCACGCCGCGCCCCTGTCCAGGTGACGTGGCCATCGATATCGGTTGGCAGGTCCTTCCTGAAGGTGTCGGCAAAGCGGATCCCGTCGTAGCGCATGATCCCGCTCGATTTCCGGTCGGTGAAGCCCTTGCCTGTCTTAGGACTTCGCCAGTTGCGGCTCTTCTCCTTCAGGCGCCGAGATATGGTCTTGTCGCCCCACTGGCCTTCGCCGCGACGGTCGAGCCAGAAGTTGAACGCGGCCACGAGGTCCTTCGTGTAGAGGCTATCGGCCGGATCACCGCTGACGACGCAGGCGGTGTCGAGGAACATGCCGATCGGGTCTGACTCCTCGCGGTACTCGCGGGTGGCATCGAGGACGGCTGCCGGCTCCTGGAGTCCGCTTACGAGGTAGGACTGAAGCCCCTCGACCAGCCAGTTGAGGATGCCGGACCGCTCGGCCCAGAGCTTGTCGCCGAGGTTCGGGTCACGCTCGTGCTTCGGGATCTGGACGTCGAATGGCACCAGGAGCACACGGCGCCAGATCCCGTCATCGAGGCCGCGGATCTCGGGCTTGTGGTTGCCGCTGATCGTCAGCTTGAAGATCGGCTTCACCTCGACGAAGTCGCTGTGGAGCGCACGGATCAGCATTGGCTCACCTCCGGTCAGCTCCTTGATGATGCCTTCCTGCAGCTTCTCCCCCTCTTCAGGCTCCGAGGCCCGGACGAAGCGGGCGCCCATCAGCGGAACGAGGTCGGGCGTGGCGTCTCCGCCGCCACGCCTGTTGCGGCCGGTCAGAGACTCGATCTTGGCGGTGCTGGCATAGTCTCCCATCATCCGGGCGATCAGGTCGACGAGGACTGACTTTCCGTTCGCGCCGCCGCCGTAGAAGAAACACAGCTTCTGCTCGCCAGTCAGCGCCGTCATGCTCAGGCCGAGCCAGCGCTGAAGGAAGCCTCGCATCTCGGGCTGCGGCTGGACCCGTTGCAGGTAGGCGTCGAAGATCGGGCAGGTGGCGCGGGGATCGAATTCGACCGGCATGATCTTGGTGGCGTAGAGGTCGCGGGCGTGCTCGAGCAGCTGCACCGTGCCGGCCGGGCCGAAGCCCATGTCGCCGGTTGGATCGACGGAAAAGCGCAGCACCCCGGAGGCGCAGTTGACATCGAGCGGCTGTGCGTCGAGCAAGTCCAGCGGCCGCGCCAGGCTCGTTTGCGCCTCGGTCATCGCAGCCTGGATACGGGCCGTGTTGCCCGAGGTCCTCGCAAAGCCTCTATGATCCTTCCGCTTGCTGGTAAGCACCTTCTCGAGGTTCGCCAAGTCCGCCAGGCGCGCCGAAAGCGTGTCGCGCTCGGTACGCGCCGCCTCGGCCTCCTCGCCGCCTCGCGAGATGACGTCGTCGAGCTCACGGGCGCGAATCCGGACCGCGCGCAGCTGGCCGAGCTTCTCCATCTGCCATTCCTCGAGGACGAGGTAGGGCACTTCCTGCTCGATCAGGGAGCTGAGCTTCTGCGCCCGGCGGCGCGCCTCGATCTCGTCCGCGTCCTTCTGCCAGCGGGTGCCGGACCAGACGAACCAGCCGACCCGAGGCACCCACAGGACGTCCTCGCCGAAGTGGCAGTAGAAGCGCTGCCCGTTGCCAAAGTCGTTCAGGGGGAAATGGGCGCAGTCGCGAGGAGGATTCGGGCCATCGGCATCAGGGGGCGCGGGGGTGTCCGAGTTGTAGCTGGCGCCGGGATCCTGTGGGTCCGGCTGCTGGTCGCCCTCGTCCGGCAGGTCCATATCCTCGGGCAGATCCACTGTCTCACCTGCGGCCATGGCCGCGCGCACCTTCTCGATACCGTCGTTGCTCATCAGTCCCCCTTGCAGACGGGTTCTGCGCCCATCAGCAGGTCGTTCATGTCGATGCCATCGCCCGGGTGGACGATCTTGGCGGTGAGGCCGCGGCGCAGCGCCATCGCACGACGCAGGCCAGCCTGAAGCTTCGCCTTGGTCAGCTTGGGCTCGCTGTCGCCATCCTGGACGTAGACGAGGTGCTTCACGCTCGCCGGGGGCACGAAGGCCTCCTGGTCCGTCAGGTCGGGAATACCGGCGTACTTCAGGCCGGGGCCAAGCTTGCGGGCGCCGGCCATGTTGCCGAGGTCGACGCCTGCCCAGTAACCGGTTCGGCCGCGCGGCCCCCCGATCATCGCGGACATCGTGGTCTCGATGCCCTCGGCCATAATAAGGTGCTCCATCTCGATCGGCGTATGGATGCGGATGGCGCCACCCTTCTTGCTGCCATAGACCTTCTTCGACGGCAGCAGCTCGTCCGGCTTCTTCGGGTGCCGTGCAACGACCTTGCCCTTAGGCTGGTCCAGGTCGATCCAAGTCCGGTGCACGCCTGTGATGCTGTGGTCGGGGCCCTGGATGGCCGCCAGCATGGCAGGGCCCTCATGCACCGTCACATATTCGCCGCGCCGGCTGTCGTCTGCCACGACCAGGCGCGCGGCCGGTTCGTACCGGAAGCAGCGGGGCAGCCGGGCGTTTGCGCGTACGGTGAGGCCGCGCCGCGCCAAGTAATCCACGACCAGCGTCCCATCGGCAGGCAGCGCATAATTCCAGATCTCGCGCGCCTGGCGGATGGCAAGGCACCGACGGCGCTCGGCCTCGGCCTCTCGCTCGCGCTTGTGCGCCGCCGCCCGCCGCGCCTGCTCGGCCCGCTGCTCTCGAGTCAGCTCCTGCGGCGCGCCGACAAGCCAGTCCAGGGCAGCCGGGAAGTCGAGGCCAAGCACCAGGCGCACCAGCGCGACCTGATCACCCTTGGCTTCGCAGCGGCGGCAAAGGAAGACGGCCTTCTGCAGGTTCACGCCAAAGCGGTCCGTGCCGCCGCAGCTCGGGCAGGGCCCGACCAGTTCTGCGCCAGCGCGCCGCAGCGAAGGAATGGCGAGCCGATCGACGAGCTCATTCATCGGCACCTGGTGGGCCAGCTGCAGGCGACCATCGTCACGCGTCATCGCTCGCCTCCTCCGCCGGTTGCCGGGCCAGCAGGAGCTTCGAAAACTCGCGCCGCGGGAGCGCGATCAGTCGCAAGGCCGAGGCAACGTTCAGTTCGATCCCGGCGCGCGCGGCGATGGTCTGGCCGTCCTTGCTGTCCAGGTAGCGGCGGGCTGCCTCGAGGACTCGGCCGCCGCCCTGCGGAGATCTTGCCTTGCGATCATGCTCGGCGTTGAAGTCGCTGATCGCGGAGAGGAGCACGGACGCCCAAAGACGCCGGCAAGCCGCCGCATGGTGTCCGCTGCGCAGAGTCACTTCACGCCCCGGGCTGCGTCCCAGTAGGCGCCGAGCGCCCACCGGTCGAACTCGTTCATGGCGTCTGCCAGCTGATGCGCTGCACCGCGATGCAGCCGCGCGTCCGGGTGGACGCTTGCGGCGCATGCGATCAGCGGCTCGAGGCAGGGCAGGGGGCTCGCGCGCTCGGCGCAGGTGCTGACGATTTCCTCCAGCATGCGGTGATCTTGCGAGTTGATGATCAGCGGCGGACGGGAGAGGACTCCGAGGCCATGGATCAGTGCGCGGTCCCAGTGGGTGAGCTTCAACGACATGGCTCACGCCTCCAGGTCGGCGCGGCTGCAGACCGGCCAGGTTGCGCGGCGCACGGCATCAAAAAGCTTTTCACCAGCCGCCTGCATCTCGAACTGGTCGAGGGGCGTGCAAGACATGCGATCGGCAAACTCATGCAAGGCGACTCGCAGTGGATCGTCAGGCGGAAATTCTCGATCTACCGCGATCACCGTGAGACGCAGCGCACCGGGTTCCGGCGTGCCGAGCTTTGCCTGCATGGCCACGGCGAGCGTGAAGCGCATGGCTGCAATTCTGCGGTGCGGGGTCTGCATGCTCGCCTCATCAGGTTGGACCCGGGGCGCCGATCGGGAGGAGGGATGCCGGCGCCCCGGTAGCCGCGCAGAGGGGCCGCGCGGATGGGGAAGAAAAGGACGCGGCGGTCAGGCCGCCGCGCCAGTGGTCGGCGCGAAGCAGTCAGGCACCGAAACGGTTGAAGTTTGCCCCACCGCCTTGCGGCAGCTCTCGGCCGGGCCAGCCGCAGGTTCCACGATCTCGGTGTTCCGACACCCGAGGCGGCCGAGATCGTAGCGGGGTGCACCGAACGCCGTTGCCAGCGCCAGCGGCCAGGTGCTGCGACCCGACCGGACTCCCCGCCCCGGGCAACCTGAAAGCCCGACGCCCATCATTTTCCGGTCATGATCTCGACGTAGCGCGGCAGGGTCCGCACCGCATGGTCGACGTGATGCCCGTACGGGGAGCAGTTCCCGTCGAACCAGTTGCAGGCGGTCTGGAACGTGACGTCGAAATGGACCGCGCAGATCTCGCGACTGGAGAAGCTGCTGATCATTAGCAGCGACCAGCGGCGCAGGAACGCCTCGCGGTCCGGGTTGATCCGGTGATGGACACGGCGCGCAGCCTCTCGACTGCGGCCGCGCCCCTCGAAGGGGCTGACATGGGACTTTTCAGAACGCAGTCGGCTAGGCTGCGTCGGACGCAGTGTCGGACGAGGATTGTGCATGAGAGGTCTCTTGGTTGGAGGAATTTGCAGCACGGGAACTGGTGACCCAGGCTTCGAAATCCACGGCGCCTCCGGTTGCCGCCTTAATGGCTGCAGCCATGTCGATGCTCGGCGACGCAACGCCGCGTACGAGCCGCGAGATGGTCGCCTGAGTAACACCCACACGAGAGGCAAAATCCTCCTGTCGGGTACCGCTTGCGCGCAGATATTCGCCAAGTGTCATCATGAGGTAAGTGTATGCGCGACACGCATATGCCGGTCAAGCATAAAAATACGCCGGGCGTATTCGACTTGCCGTGGGTTCCGCATGAGAATGACGCGATGAACAACATCGCGCGGTTACGGAAAGCACGAGGCTTGAGGCAGAACGACTTGGCCGACATGGTCGGGGTCACACAGCCGCACATTTCCAGGATAGAAAAGGGAGATGAGGGGCCGCCGTTGGCGCTTTTTCGACAAATTGCAGACGCCCTGCAGGTGCAGCTACCAGCGCTCTTTACTGACGAACGGACGGAAGTCGAAGAGGTGTTGATCTCGGTCTTCCGTGATCTTCCTGAGTCGCGTCGGCAGGCATGGCTTGAGATGGCACGCCTCGTTCAGATCGAAGCACAAGTAGCCGCTCAAGAAGCTGATCCAGCGAGCCATCGCTGAGCGATCGCACGATGTGAGCAAATTCACTACTTTCTTGCGGCATCTCATCCCCTCAATTGCAAGTAGAACGATAAGCGAACATCGACAGTGGCAGCAACCCGCCACGGTCGGGTGAGTTGCCTCTCCCATGACTGCCTCTAAGTAGAAATATGCGTAACAGGAATAAATATCCTTGACGCGCATATACCCTACAAGCATGTTTGCTCCTATCGCAACCCGATGGAGCCCACGGCCATGCCCTACGCCGACCAGCAGCGTTCCCAAGCCCTTCAGGCTAAAGCGCGCTTCCTCGTGACCCACCCCGAGCTGGCAGCAGCCGCCGGGCCCTTCATCCGCCGCGCCGCCTGGAGCATCCTTGTCAGCGAGCGCGGATCAACCCCGCGCCAACGGCACCGCGCCGCCAACACCACCAGCCCGGCCGATCCGGAAGGCGGTGCGGCATGAGCGCGGATCCCGATCTGCGGCAGCGCCGCCTGGACGATGATGACGACACCGGCAGCTTTGCTCGCGGTCTCTACTCCGCCTTCCTCATCTACGCTCTGGGCGCGGTGATCGTCTGGATGCTCTGGATAGTGGCCACTACGGCCTTTGCCGGCGCGGGCCGTATGCCCTCAGCCTGCGCAGAGGTCAGCCGGGCGGACTGTCCTGCGGCCGTCGAGGAGGCACGATGAACCCGCGCATGGCCGCCCTCCGCTTCCGCGCTTGGCAGATCAGTCAGGCGCATGACGGCAATCTGACGATGGCGCAGCTGGCCCAGATGCTTGACGTGCCGAGCCGAAGCCTGAGCGCTGCCCTACGCGGGCAGAAGTGGGTCCGCGCGCTGCGGCCGTCGGCGCTGGACATGCCGATCAAGCCGGAGTTCGCGAGCAGCGTCGGCTTCGAAGACATGGTGGACGCCAGGTCGTTTCTCGGGGTGCCGGCATGATTAAGGCGCCGCCCCTGGACGACCTGGTCAACACGGCGCTGGCAGCGCTCGTCTGCACCTTGGCGCTTACCGCATGCGAGCGCGCGCCTGCGCAGGCCAGCGCGCCCTTCCTCACCTGCAATTCCGACCGCAGCGGATGCGCGTCATCGACTTTGGAGATCACCCCGTGACCATGCTCGACATCACGCAAGAGCGGATGGGCCCGCACATGCTGAAGGTCCACGTCCCCGGACTCGGCGTCCTGCACCACTTCACCGCACCAGATCTCGGCGACTACCACGATCATCCGTGGGAGTTCCGCAGCACGATCCTCAAGGGCAGCTATATGGAAGAGATCCTGCTGCCAGACGGACGGGTGTTAACCGCTCCCCGGCACCAAAACGACTCGTTCATCATCACCGCCGGCTGGATGCACCGGATCATCGAACTGCCTGAAGGCCAGTGCTGGACCTGCATCGAGGTGCTGACGCCGAAGGTGCAGGAGCCGGCCTTTTACCGGCACGAGGGTGGCCGCCTGCTGCGGCGGCAATGGAACGAAGCGAATTTTGCCCAGGTGGCCGCATGAGTGATCCGATCCAGGCACAGTACGTGCAGCGCATGAACCGGCTAGCCCTTGTCATCGACGAGAAACTCAACGGCCGGCGCAAGCCGGGCAGGCCGCGGCAGCTCGCGTTCATTCTGCTCACGGCCGAGTTCGGCAAGATCGATGGCGGCCGCGTCAACTACATCTCGAACGGCGAGCGCGCCGACATGATCGCCATGCTGCGCGAATATCTGGCGCGCGTCGAAGGCCGCTACGTCGAGCCGAAGAAAGGAATGCAGCAATGAAGAACAAGCTCGGGGATTTGAACAATCACCTCTTCGCGGCACTCGAGCGCTTGAACGACGAAAGCCTCTCGGCCGAGGAGATCGAGAGCGAGGCAAAGCGTGCCAGCGCGATCGTCGCGGTCGCCGACCAGGTCGTCAGCAACGCGGACCTGCAGCTGCGGGCGGCCAAGCTCTTTGCCGATCATGGCCAAGCGGTTCTGCCCATGCTGCCGCAGATCGGCAAGAGCGAATGAAGGGGCGCGCCATCACCTACGAGCCGGAAGAGCTCGCTTGGATTGAGGCGCGCAAGGAGATGCCTCGTGCCGAGCTGCACGCGATGTTCTGCGCCTACTGGAGGCGAAAGGATGTCACGCCCGACGCGCTGAAGGCACTTTGTTTGAGGAAGGGGTGGGAGACTGGCCGCACCGGATGCTTTGTGAAGGGGCAAGTGCCGCCAAACAAGGGCAGGCGTATGCCCGAACACGTCAAGGCCAAGACCCGCGCGACGATGTTCAAGGCCGGCCATCAACCGGCGAACTATCGCGGCCCCGGGCACGAGCGCGTCGACGCCAAGGACGGCTACGTCATCTTGATCGTGGCTGAGCGAAACCCTCACACCGGGGCCGACACGCGTCCCGTGCAGAAACACCGCTATCTCTGGGAGAAGGCCCACGGACCGGTGCCGGAGGGCTATGTGTTGAAGTGCCTGGACGGAGACAAGACCAACACGGACCCGACGAACTGGACACCAATCCCCAAAGGCATGCTGCCACGCCTCGCCGGGCGCTGGTCGCCCTTGGCTTACGATGCGGCGCCGGCCGAGCTCAAGCCGACCGTCATGGCCGTAGCTCGGCTTGAGCACACCGCGCGCGAGACACGAAAAGCAAAGCGATGACCGCCGAGAGCTATGGATCCGCTTCGCCGTTCCAGCGCGTCCAGATGATCGGGGCGCTGCTGCCATGACCTCAACCCTTCGCCAGTTCCACGCGCTCCGACCCTTCGGCGGTTTCGACCTGATCATGGCCGACCCGCCCTGGAGCTATGAGATGCGCACCGAGAAGGGCGAGGGGAAGTCACCGCAATCGAAGTACGCTTGCATGTCGATCGATGAGATCCGCGAACTGCCCGTCTCCGCCTTGGCTGCTAAGGACAGCTTGCTTTGGCTCTGGGGCCTGAACACGATGCTGCCGCAGGCACTGAGCGTGATCCAGGCGTGGGGCTTCGAGTACAAGACCGGCGGTCACTGGGTGAAGATGACCAAGAATGGGAAGCTGAACATGGGCACCGGCTACTTGCTGCGCGGCGCTGGCGAGCCCTTCCTGATCGCGACCCGAGGCGCGCCGAAGACCACGAAGGGCGTCAGGTCGGTGATCGTGGGTCAGATCCGCGAGCACAGCCGCAAGCCTGAGGAAGCCTTTGCCGCCGCCGAGAAGCTGATGCCGCACGCCAGGCGCATCGAGGTCTTCAGCCGGCAGAAGCGGGCAGGGTGGTCGAACTGGGGCAACGAGACCGAAAAGTTTAAGGAGGCGGTCTGATGCCGCGCCAGGACATCTCATTCGCGCCGCGCCTGCTGCCGACGCCAGAGGCCGCAGCATATCTCGGCGTCAGCGAGACGACTTTGCGCGGCCTGCCCATCCCGCGCAAGATGCTCGGCGCTAAGCGCCTCTACGACCGCCTGGTGCTTGACGAGTTCGCCTCGAGCCTGCCCACTGAGGGCGAGGCGGAGGAGGTAAACTCGTGCGACGAAATCCTGCGGGCAATGCAGTGCGGCTGAAGCACCTCAAGACAGTCGCCAAGCCAAACGGTCGGACCTTCACTTATCTGGCCATACCCGGCCACAAGATGGTGCGGCTGCCCGACAGCCCGAGAGACAGCGCAGATTTTCTGATGGCCTATGCGGCTGCCATGGCCAGCGCGGATCCGCTACAGAAGGGACGAAAGCACGCGCCTGGCAGCATCGCAGCAGCCGTGTCCGCCTATCAGTGCAGCCCCGCTTTCATTCAGCTGGCGAGCAGCACGAAAGACCAGCGCCGTCGGCATCTGAGCCGAATCGCCGATGTGTGGGGCAGCGCGAAGCTCGCAGATCTCCGGGCCGCCCACATCGAAGCGGACATCGGGAAGCTCGCGCCCCACCCGGCGAACAACCGGCTGAAGACGTGGCGAGGTCTTTTGTCTTGGTCGCGCGAGACGAGGGCAATTTCCAAGGACCCCTCGGCCGAGGTCAAGAAGCGGAGCATCCGCAAGACCGACGGCTTCACGCCGTGGACCAAGTCGGATGTCGAGAAGTTCCGGGAGCACTGGGCCATTGGCACGCCTCAGCGACTCGCGATGGAGCTGGCCTACTGGACCGCGGCACGCGCGGCCGATCTGGTGCGGCTCGGCCCGGGCATGGTGACGCGCGACGGCTGGCTGACGTTCCGCCAGGAGAAGACCGGCGGCGAAGTTTCGATCCCGTTCTTTCGAGCTCTTCCGTCGTTCGCCTCGAGCATGGCCGCTGATCTCGCCTACCTGAAAGACGCAATCGCCGCCGCGCCCCGGCACATGACATGGCTGGTCACAGCCCACGGCACCTCCAGGTCGAAGAAGGCCTTCAGCAGCTGGTTCTCGCAGGCGGCAACGGAAGCAGGGATTGCCACTGAGAAGTCAGCGCACGGGCTCCGTAAGGCGCGAGCTCAGGCGTTAGCTGAAGCCGGTGCGACCGGGCACCAGATCGCCGCCTGGACAGGGCACGAAACGCTCTCCGAAGTACAGCGATATTCGAAGGCCGCTGACCGCCGTAGGATGCTAACTCGCGCCGAGCCGGAGCAACTTAGTTCTCCCGGTCAAGCAAAAGCCTGAAGCAACTGCAATGATCAGGCTTTGCGCACCGGTGTTGTCCAGCTTACTAGCCGGCGGCTCATCGCCCCACGAGTAGGCATATTAGTTTTGCTGAGGCTGCATCATCTGTAGTTGTGGCATCTGTTGAGCAACATGCCTGATGTTGGCTCTTCCTTCATGCGTTTCAACTATCTTGATAGCGGTTGAACTTGCCATCGTATGTGAAAAGCAGTGATGCACTGTGAGAACCGCGTCCTGAAGCTGCGGATCGTCTTCCAGCTGTATCGTCGCAATCCCTAAGTCGCGCACATGCTGGATGCTAAGATGCTTATCATGAGCCCGATTGGCCATCCCGTCTGACAGCTCGTTAACAATTGCTTCGGCCAACTGGGTCCTGTCTGGACGGTCCGCAAGCATGTTACGTTCCAACGCTTCTTGCACGAAGCGTTTGGACCAACTAATAGCGTTCTCGCACTGCGTCAGGAACGATGGAGTGTACCGGTTTAGGATAGGCGCCCACACGTGTGCTTTCACTGGGTCCTGCTGAATTTCCGCGTACGCACGCTGAAATTCTTTAACAACAATATCCGCAGGGATGCCTCCCAGCTGCGGATCGATTGGACCAAGCGAGGACTGCTTGCCCATCACAACCTCGCGACAGGAAAGCGCCATCATTGTTCCGGCAGACATCGCGATCTGCGGAATAATGGCGCGAATATTTTGTCCAAACATCTGACGCAAATAATGAACCAGAGCTTCCGTCGCAGCAATTCCGCCTCCGGGAGTGTGCAGAATTAGGTCAAGACCCCTTGCTCGCTCCATTCCGTGAATGCAGCTCATAAAGGCGTTCATGTCGTCATCATTGATGTCGGTGCCGTGGACGCCAGGCTTCGTCAAAAAGCCAGAGTAGTACGCGATGACGTTTCGTCCAGTCAGATCAGATAGAGCTCGTAGATACTTACGCCGAACTATATCAAGGGTGTTTTGTGCGGCGACGCTGTGAGTGGTCGCATGTTCGTGCAGTTCACCGAGAATGTCGTGCCAATTCGGCATAAAAAACCTCCTGCTGGGCCATGTTGGGATTGCGCGTGCTGGTGCTATCAAACACCGGCATAACCAACATGGCCGAAGGGAAGTCGTTCAGCGGATAGGGATTGGAGCTCACGAGGCCCGTTTCTATCAGGCTAGCAAGCTGCGCGCCGAGCGGCGACAGCGGTTCCTTGTGCGTCAT